GCTAATTCTAAAGAAATGTCCCTTCTAGGGTTTCTATTTCCTTTTCTTCTCCAATAATTTTTGAAATTCATCAACCATATCTGGATTGTCATCAAACGCAACTCTTAGCTTCTTGATTCCTTGAGCTAAGCGAGTATCTCCATAATAATAGAATGCACCCTTTTTCGTTATAATTCCTTCGAAGACTAATAATTCTACCATGCCAGTAAACTTATCAACTCCAACTCCATATACAATATCATTTTCGACAATCTTAAATGGTGGTGCAATTTTATTCTTAACAATTTTGATATGTTGCTTGAATCCAATTACATCATCACCTTCTTTGAGCTGTCCTTTATTTTTAATCTCTAATCTTTGAGATGCATAAAACTTCAATGCTTTTCCACCTGTCGTTGTTAATGACGGTCCGTACATTGCAATTGTTGATCTTAATTGATTAATAAATAGAACTGTAGTTCCTGAATCACTAGCTGGTCCAGATATTAATTTCATGCCTTGTGACATCATTCTAGCTTGAAGTCCCATTTTAACTTCTCCAGATTCACCTTCCATTTCTGCCCTAGGTATCATCGCTGCTACAGAATCAACTACAATTAAATCAACCTCACATGTTTCTATCAATGCTCTGATTATTTCAATTGCTTGTTCTCCATAGCTTGGCTGACTAATATATAGATCATCTACTTCAACTCCGATTTGTTCACAGTATTCTGTATTTAAAGCATGTTCAGAATCTATGATTGCACAAGTTCCTCCTGCTTTTTGAACTGAAGCAATTGCCTCTAATGCTAATCCAGTTTTTCCACAACCAGATTCAGCATAAAGTTCTATTATCTTGCCAACTCCATATCCTCCACCTAATGCTACATCTAGATCTCCTCGACCTGATGAGAATGTTGCTACATCCGAATTAGCATCTGTCATTTTCATTACCACTTTTTCACCGAATCTTTTTTCCAGTGCTGCTAGTGCTTTCTTGATTCCCTTACTCATATTTCAATTTTAGTTTCAATGTCATCTTCCAATTCATCCACATCAAACCCTCTGCTTTCCATATGACTTAGGAAGTTAGTGTATTGACCCGTTTCATTTAAGAAATTAAGCATTTCTTGAGCTATTTCTTTTGCATCCACATTATTGTTGTTTTAAAAATTCTTCAAGTATTTCTTGACCAGCACTTTCATCATATCCTTTTTCTTTACAAAATTCTTTGAAAGTTTTTCGAACATCTTCTTTGCTGTATCTTTCTGTTACTTTTGGAAATTCAAGTTTCCTATCTTCATAATCATACTTGACTTCATATTTCACTTTAACATCAATACCAGTTTCTTTGAATAAAGATTTATCTAAAGCTTTTAACTTTGACTCATCTCCTTTAAACTCAAATCTAATGGTATTCGAGCTGTTAGAGTGTGTTTTAATCAATCCTTTTAATTCAGCTGTTGTTACATCATTTAAATTAATTTCGATCTTTATAAGCTCACGAAATTTACCTTTAATTATCTCGTAAGATAAGTCATCATAAAGTATTGAAAATCCTTTGTTATTATCTTCACCAAATTTAGCTTGAATTAAAGAAGGCAAATGAACAATATCTTTTGTTATTTCATGATGATTGTGATAATGCCCTAAATAAACTTTTTTCCATTTTGATAATAGTTTTTCGTTTATTGTGGTTTTCTCACTTTTGTTTCCAAGATTCGTTGAACCAGCCATTTCAAAATGACTTATGAGCACGTCTGTTGGCTCCGCTTCTTCAATCATAGGTATTAACATATCATCAGAAAAAAATGGAAGCATGCTTATCGAAACACCTTCTATTTCTATTACACTTAATGATGAGTGAAGTTTAAATCCTGGATGCCATTTAAAAACATCTAAAAAAGAATCATGACTTGCATAAAGTGTTTTATCATGATTGCCCGGTATAAAATCTGATTTGATTCCATGTAATTGAAACAACTTTAGTATTTTGTCAAATGCCCTTAGTTGATTTAATCTTTGAAATGATCTTGAATCAAATAAGTCACCAGCGAAAAGAATTCTATTAATTCCTTTTTCTGTTGCGACTTCTATCATATGCTTCACGCTAGAAATTACTGCTTCTTCATTTCCAACTTTTAAGTGAGCATCGTTAAATATTATTGCTATTGGTTTTTTCATAGAAAAAGGCCACTAATTAAAGTGGCCTGTTTTAATTACTTATGAATCTAATAAAGCTCCTAATTGAGCATCTAAATCTCCTTCAGCTACTTCAGCAGAATCATCAATAGGTAATTCTTCTTCAGCTTGTGCCAAGTCGTACCATTTTTTCAAATCTTCTTTTGATAATTTTGGTAAGGCTTCACCTTCATAATTTTCAGCCATGTAAACCTTCAAAGCTTTTTTCATCTTTAATGGTGATACTGATTTTTCTACTGGTGGCTTTTCATCAGTTACATCTTCCATACTTGATGGAAAAGTTGTGTCTTCAGCTCTCTCTTCTTGCTCTACAGTTCCCAATCCTGATTGAGGTGTGTCATTTCCAAGTTGTGGAATAACTTTTTCTTCAACTTCAGCAATAAACCATTCAGTTAAATCTTCAAAGAATCGTTTGATCTGCTTCTTGTTTGAAGACTTGAACCATTCAGATTCTTTTGATGGAGCATCGTCATTTCTCAAATTGATCTTTTCACCATCTTGACGAAATACTACGCCTTGAGCTCTTCGGCCATCTTTGTCAACGAAGTCATATGGCTTTAAATAAACCTCTTTTGTTAAATCAAGTTTCAATAAAGCTTTCATCATGTCTTGGCTATAACGATTATTTGTCGCTATTGCAATAGTATAACTTTCTCCAGATGCGTCGAATGTTACATTGATAGATTCACCAAATTTGTCATGAGTTTTAAACTCTACTCCTTTGATAGATCCAGATAGATCTGCGTATCTTGCACCTTGTCTTGTTTTCTTTCCTTCAGATGTTTCGTAATCTTGAGTTGCGAAATTAGGGTTTGATTCGTCAGCTTTGCGATTCCAAACGTAGCCTCCAGCTAATGATAAAAATGTTGTGTTGTTTTGTTGTACGGTTCCTAAGCCCATAATGTTTGTTTTTAAAATATTATTAAATTGTTCGATGAGGACTTTCGTTTAGTATGAATGCCTCTGGTTCATACTTGTCTTTAATATTCTACACAAATATCATCATCAATGTTAATTCCTTGAAGTGAATTTATTAGATGATCCATATTATTTATAGTCACATAGTGATTTCCATTTAAATATGTTCCATATCCAGTAACTACTCCACAATGCATTTCTTCTTGTACATTACAATTAAATAATGTTAATGCAATTAATATTGATGATAATTTTTTCATGATTAAATACTTCTGTTTCTTCGATTTTCATTCCAGGTCTTTCCCTTCGTGTTTCCTAAGCCTTTTAGCTTTTTTACTTTGTTGTTGTGATCTTCTCTATTTGAGTTTATTTGAGAATTTCCGTTTGATTGTTTCATACTACTTTTTAATTAAAATTCCATTTACTTTTCCTTCGATCATTTCTGATACATATTCATCTGGAGTTGTTCCTTGAACTAATCCATTTAATTTTCTTGACTTATCTTGACAAGCCCAATAAAGCGATTCTAGAGCATTAAAATTTCTTTCTGATAGAATATAAGCTTTCTTGATTTTAATCCACTCAGCGTCTGTTTCAAAGCTTGTGGCAAGTGCTGATTCAGTTAGCTTTATTGCTACATCGTCGTTGCCAACTCTCATTGTGTATTTTCCAGAATTGTTTGCAGCTTGCTTTCTTAATTTTGCTTTAAAGTTTCCTTCGTACATTTTAAGATCTAGCTTTGCTTCTGACATTACTTTTTGAACTTCAGCTTTTAATAATCCGATTCGATTAACTGCTGCTGAAATTGTAACGTGCTCTCCAAAAATATTTGATGTATCTATCTTTGTTAAGTTGTCCACATTTATTGATGTATCTAAATCATCGTGAATTAAAGTTAATGGCTTTCCGCCAAGTGACATTTCGTATTTCATAGTTTTATTGTTTTATTGTTTCTGTTTTAACTACTTTTCTTTTCACATATAAATTGTGTTCTTCGATTTCATTTTTAATGAAATATTTACATTCACCAAGATGACGAAAATATTTTTTACCATAATATTCACTTTCATAAATACCTCCGTTACTTACATATTTCCAAAATAAAGTTATTCCAAAAATAGTAACTCTCCATTTAATATGATACCAAGTTTCGCCAATTCCATTTGTTTTTTTGATAATTTTAAAGTCTGATTCTTTCATTATATACATAGTTTTAATATTGATTTTTTAACTGTTATTATTCTGTTGCTCGGCATAGAATTTACTGTATGAGTAACTATTTCACAAGTTCCGTCTTCATTGTCTGCCAGAAAGCATCCAGTTGTTCTTATTCTTCCAACTGTCCAACTTACTTTTTCTCCGATTTGAAAATCTAAATTTCGTGTCATAATTTTTAGTTTTTATTGTTTAGTGTTTTATTGATTTCACCTATCATCATTAGGCTAAAATCAATTCCAATCCAATTCTTCGCTTTTCTCGATTGCTTCAATCTTTTTTTATAGTAATTTTTAAGAGCTCGAT